TTACTTTATAATTCACCGCCACGGCCCCTTAGCTCAGTGGTTAGAGCAGGCGACTCATAATCGCTTGGTCGCTGGTTCAAGTCCAGCAGGGGCCACCAAATTTAAGCAGTAAATACATACAGTTAGGCCACTCTCGCGAGTGGCCTTTTTGTTACCTCGTTTTCGAATGGCGATAGAATGGCGGTGGATTTTTTACCGCCACTTTGCTGAGGGCATAAAAAAACCCGCACGCAGCGGGCATTTAGCGAAAATTTATCAGAGCCACAATGGCCGCTGACCACCGACAGTCGGGTGCGGCGGTGCCGGGTCAATGGCTCCCGGAGTAACAATAAAGCGCTCTATCGTTTCCATTGTCATAAACGTGCAACTGCAGTTGATGTTCTGGCACTGGTGGTAGCGCTCTTTCGTATTTTCGGTTAGATAGCGGCTTGTTCGCGCATGTGCGGCATGATGGCACTTCGGACAATGAAACATAACCCACCCCTTATTCTCAATTCGTGAAACAATGATAATCATCAATTCACTTTTTGTGAATATATTTTATTCATCATCCGATTCCGCGCTGTACTCCACATCAGAGAGTTTAACCTCAAGCTCTAAGCCCGTCGTGAAGCCGCTATTGTTCAGATTGTGAGTCACCTTACTGATTAACCAAGATTGCTCGTCTATGACGCGCTTAAAGCCTGATACGCGCACCGGTACCTCAGGGAATAAATCAGCCCTACCAAGCGCCAGCGTAATTGAAAACTCCGCAACGCCTCGCTGCAGCTTATCCCATTTAGCCTGAGCGGCGCGCATCGCCTGCGCCTTTGATGCGTAGACCGTCGTCAGCGCCAGCACGTTATCAGCCTCACCGGCCATATACTCACCTTCACGCGCTTCCGGCTCTTTTTTGGCCTTTGCCTTTTTGCTGACCGGCTTTGCTTTCGGATGCTCCAGTGCGCGCAAGTGCTTCTCTTTTGGCTTACGTTTCAGCGTCACTTTTTGCTTTTGCGGCTTCGGGTCTTTGGTGTGCAACCATTTTGCTGTTACGCCGGTGTAAGCACCACGGTCAGCGATGGCAAACTGATGACGGTCGCCATCGCTGCGGGTCAGGGTCATTTGCGGGACGGGCTTGCCACTGGCCGTCATCGCACTACCGGCTTTCAGAAACAGGAGCTTACCCGCTTTCACTGACACCGCCGCCCCATTGCGGTCAGCCAGCCGGGTCAGAAATACGGCGTCGGACTCCTGCGACTGGTCGATATGCGGTACCGGTATTTTTTTCAGCGAATCCGCGACACTGGCCGTCAGTTTATTGCGCTTTGCAATGGTGCTGACCAGCTCACCGAGGGTGGTGTCGTGCCACGATTCTTCACGCCGTGAATTGAGCGTTCCGCGAAAGTCTGCACTACGCGCCCGGATGGTCAGGGTATCAGGCGCGCCCCGATGCTCAATCTCATCGACCGTGAAATCGCCCTTATTCAGAAGCGCGGAACCCTGCCACCCAAGCCACAGCGTCAGCACCGCCCCGCGCAGGGGTAACTCGACTTTGCCGTCAGTGTCGTCGAGCTCAATGTCGAGCTGGTCAGCCTCAAAACCCCGATTGTCGGTCATGGTAAGAGAAATCAGACGGTCGCTAAAATTGCTGGTAATGTCCTGGCTGTTCAGTGTCAGCATAAACGCCGGTGCAAGGCTGGTACCGGCATCAATAGTCATACCCGTAATCATGCTGTCAGCCCTCCGAGCGCACCCTGCAGCTTATCAGTGAGATTACCGGCAGAGCCGAGAAGCTCGCTGGCCTGCTTATTCAGGTCGCCAAACATAGCCGTCAGTGATTCGTCGACCCGTTTCAGCGAAAGAGTGAAATCAATCTTTCTGGCCGCGCCGTCGCTGAAAAACTCGGCATGCGTGGTCGACACCTTATCGACGATATACATCCCGAAGATATTGCCGGTTCCCTCAATAAGCGGCCATGCTCTGCCCTCGTCGGCCATCAGCTCAACAGCTAGCAGGGATATGCGACCGCCGGTAATAGCAGGGTAAAGCGTACCGGCAAGCTGGATCGAGTTCTCCCCCTCGCCGAGAAACTGATATGCAGGAGGTTTACCGACCCGGTCATTAGACGCCCAGCGATAATCTTTCGAGTGTTGCATCGACTGATAAGGCAGGGTGCGGCGTTCAAACACAAACATTCCAAGCGCAAGCATCATCGTTTATTCCTCTCAGTCATGGCCCATACTGGCACGCTGACGCGCACGCTTTTCGCGCTCAATCTGTTCGAGCGTGTCGCGTAGCTGTCTGTCAAGCTGATGCCCCGGCGCAACACCTCCCGGCAGAGTGATGTTGTATTCGCTTTTGCTCTGGTCAATGTAAGAGCGCCCCGCCGGTGCGGTAACTGGCTGATAAGCCTGATAGCCGCCATATGTGTTGGTTGCCGGGATGTAGGAATTACCCTGCGTGGCAGCGTTGGTTTTGGCGGCAGTCTGGTCGAGGCTGTCCGATTCTTTGTTGATGATGCCGAGTTTTTCGAGAAGCCAGTCGACACCGCTGCGCAGCTTGTTAAAAACATTGAGCGGAGCCATCAAGGCAGATGCCAGTGCCTGACCAAAAATAACGCCGACATTTTTGCAGCTATCAAGCGTCTCCTGCGTTGCCTTGACCGGTGCAATCAGGTCTTTAAACCATTGCCAGACGCCGCGCAGCTTCTCACCGATGCCGTCAAAAATGGGTGCCAGTGGAGCGAACATTTCCCCGACCGGTGCAAAGGCGCTCATGATGCCCTCAATCACCCCCGAGAAAAATGCGCTGATGGGTTCCCAATATTTGCGGATGAGTAGCGCCCCGGCAACAATCGCCGCACCGACGGCCACAATCGGCCAAGTAATCGCACCGAGCGCTGTCACAATGGCACTACCAGCAACAGTAAAGACCGTACCCAACACGCCAGCAGCGGCGATAATGGCGTTAATCCCCATGACAACCGGCCACGCAACGAGACCAATGCCGCCGATGATACCAATCAGAGCAAGTGCGCCACCGGCAATAATGCCGATAGTTGTCGCCAGACCTTTGTTTTTCTGGATCCAGCCGTCGAGCTTTAACACGTATTGTGTGGCGGTTTGGGTGAGTTTACGCAGCGAGCCCTCTTGCTGGTCAAAAAGGTCGGTACCGACTGCCTCATAAGCCGACTGGAACTCTTTAAAATCGCCGCCGAGGTTATCCTGCATAACCTTAACCAGTTCCTCGGTTTTACCGTCCGAGGCTTTAAACGCGGCAGTGAGCCGGTCAAGTTTGCCGCTTGAGGCTGCTTCCATCAGCACCGCCGCCGCCGAGCTGGCCTCCTCGCCGAAAATGGTTTTCATATACTCGCCGCGCTGGCTTGTCCCGAGGTTGTTTTTCTCAAAGCTGCGCTGCATTTCTTTCAGGATAGAGAATATCGGGCGCGTGTTCCCCTTGCTGTCGGACGTTTTGACGCCGAGTTCCTTAATGGCCTCAAACGCTTTTCCGGTGGGAGCCTGCAGGCGGCTGAGAATGGCGCGGCTACCCGTACCCGCCATTGACCCGGTGATTTTGGCGTCGTGCAGCGCACCGACCATTGCGGCGGTTTGCTCAATGCTCACCCCGGCATTTTTCGCCACTGGCGCGGCATAGGTCAGCGCGTCGCTCAGTCCGTCAAAATCGGCGGCGGTTTTGTTCATCGTCATCGAGAGAACGTCGCCAATGTGAGCAATCTTGTCGTTTGAAAGTTGAAACGCTGATTTCATCCCGGTCAGCAGCGCTGCGTTTTCCTCCATAGAGCGCCTATTTGACAGCGCCATATTCAGCGTGACCGGCGTCGCCGCCTGAATGGCAGCAGCGTCACCGCCGCTTTTCGCAATGATGATTTGCGCGCTCGCTGCATCGTCTGCAGAGGCGGCAGTATTGTCGCCGAGCTGGCGCGCCTGTTTGCGTAGCGCCTCCATTTCTGGCGACTGCTTATCGACCCCGAGCACGGCCTGCAGCTCGGAATTTTTCTGCGCAAAGTCATAACCGGGCATCAGTAATTTAACCCCGGCCATCGTTCCCGCTGTCGCGATACCTACCCCGGCAGCACCTGCAGCGGCCATGTTACCGGCAAGTTCCTTACCTGATTTATATCGCTCTTTCACCCGGCCTAATTTCGCCTGCTGCGCACTGACACGCGCCAGTGCCTCGCGCTGTCGATTAAGCTGCGCCGTCGTTTCGCTGATGGAGGTTTTGAGCCGACGCTCATCGGCAGACAGGGTGCGGGTATTAATACCAGCCTGCATCAGTTCTGAGCGCTGGCGCTGTACCGACGTTCTCAGGCTGTTGTATTTCGTCTGCAGCTCAGAGGCTGCACGCTTTGCCGCTTCGAGAGCCTGCGCCTGCGCACGGGTCGGACTGGTGGTATTTTTAAACTGCACGGCCAGTTCACCGGCTTCGCGTTTCGCTTTCTCAAGCGACTGACTGGTCACGGCCAGTTGCGCGCTTGCCTTGCGAAAGCCGTCAATTTTCGATGCCTGCCCGTTCAGGTCACGCAGCCCTTTTTGTGTGTCGCGAATATCACCCGAGAGGGTTTTACTCGCGGTCTGGATGGATTTAAGCGGTCGGGTCGCCTGGTCGACCGCTTTCAGCAATACCTCAAGCCTCAGGTTATTACTCATTGTGGTTTCCGCTACGCTGCAGCGCCTTTTCGCGCCATGTGATGAGCTCGGTCAGGCTCAGGGAATAGAGCTCTGATGGCGGCCAGTGAAATATCACCGCGATATCCGCCATCAGGTCATCGGTCGACAGGTCGGGCGGGAAGTCTACTCCGCCGAAGCCGGTGACAAAAAACCAATCACCTTAGCGGCCAGCGACAGCATATCGGGCAGGTTCATCGCGGTTAGCTCCTGCGTGGTGAGCGCGGGATAGGTCATGCGGGGCAGCACTTTAATCAGCGCATCGACCTCGGACTGCGCCACCGCCGCCAGACTGACGCCGCGCAGGGTACCGGCGTTCGGCTCAATCAGGGTGACTTTATCAATCGTCTGGCCGGCGCGCTTAATCGGCTTGTCGAGGGTCACGACGTTCGGGTTTATGGTGTCAATTTCATTGCCAGCCGTATCAATAAATTCAGTGGTTTTACGTGGTGCTTTAGCCATGATTTTTTCTCTGCTCTGAAAGGGGATTAATAACCGGCCAGGCATCCTGACCGGTCAGGGAATTACAGCCCGATTGCGCGGCGGTGCTGTTCAAGACGGTCGACGCCGTTCACCTTCTCGACCATGTTGACGGTGTCAATTTCGATGACGTCGCTACCATCAATCGTCAGGCGGTAATAGGTGCAAACGGTCGACAGTTTGGTCGAGGTGTTTTCACCCTGCTTATTTTCGCCGCCGTCGATTTCTTTATGACGGCCACGCATGACCACCTCGACCGCGATGATTTCGCCGGTGTCGTCGCGCTGGTAGGATCCAGCAAAACGCAGTGGCACAGCGTCAGCACCCGGCGCGGCGTACTGCGCCCACAGCGCCACATCAGGCAGGCCACCGACAGACCACTCGACGGTTAACGCATCATCGTCGAGACCGAGGTCAATCGCCGCCGCACCATTCATACCGCCGCCGCGATAGTTTTCGAGCTTGCGGGTCAGTTTCGGCAGCGTCACGGATTCAACAACGCCCATGTAGCTCAGACCGTCGTTGAACATGTTCAGATATTTGAGTTTGCGGGGTAGTGCCATGTTATTTCAGGCTCCTTAGCTGTTGACCGATTCGGCCAGATTCACCAGATATTTATCGGTGATACGCTGGCGCAGGGTCAGGCTTTCCAGTGGTGGAACCGGCGTATAGTCGTAGTCGATATACAGTTTCCCGGCCTTGAGGGTTTCCTTATCGTTCGATTCCTCGTCGAACCAGCATTCACCGTCCACGATGTAGCCATTTGATTTCAGCTCGCGGAATTTGGCGTTAATACCGTCGACAATGTCACGGATGAGCGATGCGGTGATGGGCTTGTCGACCGCCCACATGTGCGCCTCGGCCATCGTGTCGGCCAGCACCTGCGCGGTGCGGGTGTAGTTCTCAAACAGGAAAATCGGGTCATCAGAGCAGGTGCGGTTACCCCAGAAGCGGAAACCATCCTTGCGCACAAGCGTCGTGACCCCGGCCTCGTTAAGCAGGTCAGCATCGGTGCCGGGTGCCTGCAAATCCCAGAATACTGACGCGCTGATGCCGGTGACACCCTGCACGCCGACGTTAGACAGAGTTTTGTGCCAGCCGACAGTCTGGTCGATGTAGGCACGCAGGCCGAGTGCGCGCGCGGTGGCGTAGGCCGTTGCGGTAGCGTTAGTGGTGGTATCCCATGCGAGGAAATCAGGCCAGATGACCATCAGCTCGCGCTGACTGAAATTCTCGCGATAGGCCATCGCCTCGGAGATGGTCTTACAGCCCCATGCGCTGACATAGCCAAAGGCGCGCAGGCTGATACAGACCGACGCGAGTGCGGTTGCGACTTCCAGCGTATCGAGACCCGGCACGCCGAGAATGCGCGGCTTAACGCCGGTGACAGCTTCGGCAGTCAACAGCGCCTTGATACCGGTGTATTTACCGTTCTCATCCGTGCCGCCGATGATATTAGAAATGGTCTGCGCCTGAGCTGCATCCGGGTCATCGTCGACCCCTTCGGCTACGCGCACGACAACGGTGACGGGTTTTGACTGGTCGGCGATAGCCTGCAGGGATGCAGCCAGCGTGCCTTTTTTACCGGCTTTCGCAATGGCGCTCTGCACATTGGTAATCAGTACCGGCTCGTTTAGGGGGAATGTTTCGGCATCCGCATCGCTGGCCGTGCAGACCATGCCGACGATTGCGGTCGCTACAGTGGAAATGACGCGGGTGCCGTCGTTAATCTCAAGCACCTGTACGCCGTGGTGAAAATCACTCATCCGGTTAACTCCGTGGTTAGTGGGCGAGTGTTATTGTCCTGGCTGGTCTGGTGAGGGGCTATTTGTCAGCGATGGGTAGGGGATGGCACATAAACAAATCATAAAAAAGACGGGCATCAGCCCGCCTTGCATTATTCCGGTTTAACCGGCCACTCGATATCCGGTGCCGTTGAGGTGTCGACCGCGTTCAGCGCCTGAATGTATTTCATCCACATAATCAGACTGGCCTTGTCATCGTCGCTGATAATGCCGAGCTGCAGCTCAGTCTGCCACAGGCTGATAGTACTTTGCGCTTCGGCCAGCATTGAGGCTTTTTTGAGGCTGGCAGAAGTGATTAGCTCCTCCTTTGATGGTGGTGGAACATTCCCCCATGCAGGTAACTTATTTTGACCCACTATTCGAATTTTACCCTTTGGCGGCTCTCCTGAGTATTCGGCAAAAGTTTTTTCATCTACTTCCATTGCCTCATCAAGGTTTATTCCGGCGTCCTCGTAAAGCCTTTTCATAGCGACTGGATAAAAAGCATTTGTTAACTCGTCAAACAAATATCTTTCCATTTTCGTTATCTCCCGATAGCTATCCATCGCGCATAAATAACTGCTGATGATGATGTTGAGTTCAATAATTTAAATTGCGTGTTGCTGATTGGTTGGGCTGCAAAGCTATACGGTGCATTAGCAGAAGCAGCATTATCATATGAAGCAACAATTTGAACGGTGTTATAGTCAGTGAATGGCACCGGGAAATTGATTATCAGTGGATCCCCTATTTGTCCAGACGCACTGATGCCCCGCTGGATTATCGTTCCTCCCGGAAGAGACATCCAGTTGGTTCCGCTTGCAAAACTCGACATGTCAGGCACTTGCCCCGAACCTGTGCCGACATTTTTTAGCGCTGCAGTTCCTAACCCTAAATTACTCCTGGCATTATTGATATTTGACAAATCAGCAAGATTACTTTCCCTGGATAAAGCACCCACATCACTTGCACTTGGCTTATTGCCAGAGTGATACAACTTATACCAGTTTGAGAAAGTTGTCTGCCCTGTTTTAATGCGCACACTAAAGTCGGGCTTATCACTTAGTGAAGCACCAACTATTTGCCAGCCAGTCGCACCGGAGTTAGCAAAAGAGAGCCCACCTGACCACTGACCGGGATAAGGACCGATATTATCAGCAGGAGCAAAATAATCGAAACGTGTGACATCGAGTGACGCCATCGTACCTTTCATTTGGTCTGCGATGATTCCCAGCCCCCATCCGCCATTTATTGCAACTCCCCCTGTCTTATCTGTATAGGAGTTTTGCATTGCATCCAGACCAAGATTCTTCCTTGCCTGAGATTTATCATTTAAATCCGATAAATTTGCGGATTTTGATAATGCCCCTATATCACTGGCGCTGGGCTTATTACCAGAGTGATATAACTGGTACCAGTCTGAAAAAGTGGTTGCGCCATTTTTTATGCGGACGCTGAAATCTGGTTTATCACCTTGTGATGCCCCCACTATTTGCCAGCCAGTGACGCCAGAGTTTGCAAATGAAACTCCTCCGGCCCACCTCCCCGGATAAGGACCGATATTATCAGCAGGAGCAAAATAATCGAAACGTGTGACATCGAGTGACGCCATCGTACCTTTCATTTGGTCTGCGATGATTCCCAGTCCCCATCCGCCATTTTTTGCAATGATTCCTTTTCTGTCTGTAAAGGATGATTGAAGCTCCCCCAACCCGAGGTTTTCAAGAGCTTCGGACACGATATTTTTATCCGCAAGCTCTTTAAATGCATTAGAAGTCTGCAGGTATTGCTCATGGGGATTGTTATCGCCAAGATGGTTTTTCATAAGGTCATCAGCATAGGCTTTCACCTCGATAACCTTATCGTCGACATACTGGCGCGTTGCCAGCACGACCGACGGGTCGATTTTCAGGGTGATGGCCGACGTACTCGACACAATCAGAATCATGCGAATGGTCTGCGTGCGGCCGCTTCCCTCCTGCAGTTGTGGCTTGTATGTCTCCGGGCAGTTCGCCACGGCAATCAGAATGCCGTCGTCGTCATAGAGACCAATCTCGCGGATCCAGAAACCACCCTCATTCTCGGGAATAATCTGTTCCGCGATAATCTGGCTGGTATTGGCCGGGTCAACGGTCAGCAGGTTCAACGGCGCGATGCGCTTCTGGTTAATGAGCTTCGTCTGCGCCGGGTCAGGGGTCGGCAGCGTACCATTCGCATCACCGACGGCCATCTGCGTCAGGTTGAGCTTGGTACCGAGTGCCGCCGCGTTCGCCAGTCGCGCCGCGCCCTGATTGGTCAGAATGGCAAAATATTTTGCGGTCATGCGTTCACTCTCAGGTTATCAATCAAATGGATGGCCGAGGCCGGGTAATATTCCCCGCCGACGACAATTTCCTCGGTGGTGTAGGGGTAAACGGTCAGCGCGTCGCCGTCGTAGCATCCCGCGCCGACATACAGCTCGCCGGCTGAACTCAGGCTGATAGCCAGCCCCGTCAGGTGACGGCTTGCCGGTTTGGCGTCTTCAATCAGGCGTTCAAGTTCCTGATACATTTCGTCAGTGATGCCGCTGTCGAGCACACCGACAACAAGGCGGAATGTGCCTGGCTCCTCGTCGAGCTGCCACCACTCGCGCACCTCAATCAGAAAGCCGAGCGGCTCAACCACCCGACGCAATGCGCTGATGGTGCCTTTGTGCTGATGGACGAAAAACGAGGATGCGCAGACGCTTCGCTTTGTCGCCTCCGGCCACTTCTCATCCCACCTGTCGACCGACAACGCCCACGCCAGATACGGCAGTAGCTTTACCGGACAGGTGCGCCAGTTCCACAGGGTGCGCAGTGGTACCGGCACGCGCTGAATCTCAGAGAGTGCAGCAGCGGCGGCAACTTCCAGCGGCGACGAACCAACGGGTAACAGCCTGTCACTCATCCGAGCCCCCGATAGTTATCTGGTACTCGGTGCAGTTCGACGCCTGCGACTTACTCAGCACTATGTCGGCCTGCGGTGATGCCAGCTCGACACGCTGCACCCCCTCAACATGCAGCGCCGCATAAATGGCTGACAGACGGATATCACGCCCGAGGCGGTGCTGCGCGCTGATGTAGCTCTGCAGCTTCTGCTCTGATGCCTGCCTGATGGGTTCAGATTCGGGACCGGGGTAAACGTAGAGCGTCGCGTCAATCTGGTACGGCACAATCTCGGCTGACTGGACGGTCACCCGGTCGGCAACCGGGCGCACATCTTCGGCATTCAGCGCTTTATCAACAATCGCCAGTAAATCAGGGCTGGCGGTGCCGTCACCCTCTCGGGATAACACGGTAATCGTCACGCAGGCTGGCGACGGACTTGCGACCGAGACGTCAGCGACCCGCCCGTCGGCGCTGCGGCCGTGATACTCATATGCGCCGACCGGACCCGCCACGCTCAATCCCTCAAAAGCTTGTTGTGTGCGCAGTCGCAGGTCAGTATCGGATTCCATAACGGCAGGCGTTGGCGGTATGGTTGTGTCATCCGCCGGGGTGATGGTCAGGCGTTCGGTATTGTTGTTTCCGGCCACGACGTCGAGGTCGTTACCGGCGGAGTAGGCCAGCGTCACCGCCTGCGCGGCTTCGTTCACCCGCTGACGCCAGATAACTTCACGGTAGGCGTTTTCCTGCAGCAGCTTAACAATCGGCTCCGACTCAAGTGTGAGCGTCCGGGCAATGGCCTCCTGCTGGTTTTCGGGATAGAGCGAAACCAGCGTCGCAATGCGTTCCGAAAGGATGGTTTCAAAGTCCAGTTCCTCAACCACGTCGGGAACGGGTAACTGACTCAGGTCAACAGTTGCCATAGTGATTTAACTCAGTGAAACAGTGGTTGAAACTGACGCACCGGTATCGGTACGCATCCCGGTAATATCGACATACATCTCACCAGCGTCGCCGGTCTCAAAGCTGATGGATGTAAGCCTGATGCGCGGCTCCCACTTCTGGATAGCCGAATAGCACGCCACCATAATTTGCAGCCTGAGCGCCGGGTTTTGCGGCATATCAATCAGCGCCGACAGGAGCGAGCCATATTCACGGCGCATCACCCGCGAGCCGACCGGCGTCAGCAGTATGTCGCGCATGCTCTGGCTGATGTGCTCAGCGTCGCTGATACCGAGGCCGGTATTTCGGTTCATACCCTGATAGCGCGCCGTCATAACGGTGCCCCCGTTTGCCCGCCGCTGTCGCCCGGGTGTTTATGGGTGTGGAGTACCTTGCCATTAGACGACAGTGACCCGCCGGTATGTTCGATATTGCCGCTCATCTTGCCGCCTTTCTGCACCTCAAGCGTCGCCGTCGTTAGCTTATTGGTGCAAATCACCTCCGGGGTGTCGAGGGTGATGCTGGTCGAGGCTTTCACCAGTACCAGCGGCACGGTTGCGGTGATGGAATCCGATGCCGTCACGTCGGCAGTTTTGATGCCGCTGACCGTCAGCGCGCCGGTCTCGGGTTCGTACTCAATGACCGCACCATCAGGGAAAGCCACATGCCACGCATCCGCCGAGGCAGACGGGGCGGGGTTATCGTCAGAGAAAATACCCGGCAGCACGAAAGCGGTATCAAGCTCGCCACCGATTGCCAGCAGCAGAACCTGCTCACCGACCGAGGGAGCCCACCACGTCCGCGAACGACCGGCGCGGGTGGTCAGCCAGTTCAGCCATGTAGTCTGGATCCCGCCGCTTTGTACGCGGCACAGCCCCTGCACGGTATCGACCTCAGTCACCACACCTGAGCGGATGAGGTTGCGAATCGCACGCGCGAGCTCCTGTATCGTGGATAACGTATTCATAGTGCAAGGATGCCTCTGGTCTGGAACCGCGCCAATTCGCGCGCCTCCGGTGGTGGTTCACACAATATTTATTTGCCGAGGTGCCTGATAATGACGTCTTCAATCATCTGCTCATCGTCGCGGGTGAAACCGAGCAGCTGGCGCGCCTCGTACTGCACATCTCGGCTGTTGCGGTTTGGCCGGTCTTTGAGGCCGTACTGATGCACCCGCGCCATGCGTTGCACCTTGCCGGTAAACTCCACCACCGCCGCACTGTCGCTGCCTTTGGCTTTCATAAAGCGGTTAGTGCGCAGTTTGGCGAACATTTCACGTTTAATCCGACCTTTCTTGCTCCGCACCGGCTGGCGCTTTCGTGCCGCATACGGGGTGCCGTCGGGTGCCTGCTGGCGCTTGATACGCTGTTGCTGACTGGTACGCAGCTTTTTCGCAATCTCAGCCGCCATTTGCCGACGCGCCGCCGGTGACAGGCTGGCAATCAGACCGGCAAGACGTTCCTGCAGCGCGGTTAACTCACTCATCCCACTTACTCACCAGTTCGCCGTTAACGTATAGCTCGACCGGGCGCGTCACCGGCTCAGGCAGTGGCGGCTCAGGGGCATAGCTGACGTGCAGCGCGCCGTCGACCTCTTTGACGAGCGTGCGCTCGGTGAGCCTCAGGCTGATACTGATATCGAGCGAATCGTCGTTATTGATATCAATAATCCAGGTGAATCCTTTTTCCCGCCCGTCGTCGGTGGTCATAATGTCCGGCTGATGTTCACGCAGCCACGCCTGCACCGGCACGAATATCAAATCAAGGTCACCGGTGAAGTCGGTCACCACCACGTTAAGCACGTACACCTTTTCAAACGACAGCGAGCTCGCCAGTCGGGAATCGGTATGGCCGTTGTCGGCAAACAGGCGCAGCATATCGGGGTTGTTTCGGAGCTGCGGCACGGCGTTAATCAGTGCTTTGCGCAGGCTTTTGTGCTTCTGCATCGAGTTCATCCTGACAGTGTTTGACGGTTTTAACCTGCAGCGCGCAGGCGGTCAGCGCGCCCTCAAGACGGCGGATATCTGCGCTCAGGTCACCATTGGTTTTCGGGTCACTTCCCGGCATCGGACAAAGGCTCACCCTCGGGCATCCGCTGACCACAATCACCGGCGCTGGCGCAGGCGGTGCGGGTGTGCAGCCGACGCACAACATCAGGCAAAGCAGCGTTATACCAGCGGCGAAAGGCTTCATTTTCATTAAGTAACCTCGTTATCGTCTGCTCGCGGCGGCTGGCTTCCTCGCTGGCCTTTGCGAGCTGTTCACGCAGTGCGACCTGCGCGGATTCATTGCGTCGGGCGAGCGTACCGGCAACACTGAGTTGATTTTTCAGCATGCCAATCGTCGTCTTTTGTTCGCCAGCAACGCGGTTTGCTGTCTCAAAGGAGCGGGATAAATTGCCGTTCTCATGGCGCAACCACAGCAGCCCGAGCACAGCCAGCACCAGCGCAGAGGCCAGAAACATCACAATGACTCTGGACACAGACCAGCCCCCTCTATGCGCTGGCGGTAAGTCTCGCGAACGGCCTTAAAGGTCAGAACACAAAGCAGGTAGACCATCGCCGTAAAGATCCAGCCAGCCCCAAGCAGACAGCCCGTGGTAGCAGAGAAAATAATGAGAGACCATGCGTGGCGCGCCCGCGAAGGTTTGCGACAAAAGACGACGCGGAATACCTTCATTAGCTCGGGATTGACGGGAATACTTTTGCCCGTATTTCGCAGCCAGTGCTCATAGGCGACCACACCGGCGAGGCTCGCCGTAATGCAGACAAAACAGCCGAATAGCGCCCATGCGGCCACAAAATTAATGGCTGTGCTTTGCGGCGATACCAGCCCCCAAAGCAGAACCAGTGCCAGCAGGGCATCGAACATCAGGGAACGTAAATATTTTTTCATTGAGATACTCCTTTCATGCAATACGCCAGTTCCCGCGCGCGGCGGTTTTCCAGCCCTTTGTTTTTAGTGCCATTGACATACACCCAGCGGGTAAGCTGGTCGCATGCCTGCCACCACTGATGACGCTTGATGTAAGAGACCAGCGTCGAGCGACAGGCTGCGCCGGTGCCGACGTTAAAAGAGAAACTGACCAGCGCGTCGTAAACCGGCTGCGGCATGGTGACCGGCACGCAGACCGCGAGACGGCGCTCGGTGTTCAGCACGTCGGCGACCAGATTTGCCGCCGCTTGGCGCTCGGTGATATCGCGTTTCGGTACCACCCCGGCAGTGTGGCCGATGCCTGACGTCCACACGCCCGCGCTGCACTGGTAAGGTGTCAGGCGACACCCTTCAAGGTCGGCAATCAGCGCCAGACCATCAGGCGAGGTATTCAGCAGACGAAAATCAGGCATCAGTGCCGCCAGCGCCAGCACTGCGACCACACTGCAACGTTTAACGATTGAGCTCACGGGTCACCCCTTTGTCTATTCCCATTTCGGTCAGGTAACGAAAGGTTTTGCGCCGGTACCAGAAATTCACCGCCGCCGTAAAAATGGCGCACAGACTACCTACATACAGCGCCAGTTTTTCGGGTGACATTGCCCCGAAATACGCCAGCCCCACGGCCAGCCAGTAGGCGATAAACGTGGTGATTTTTTCCATACTCAGTCCCATAGGTTCAGGGTCTCCGCCGTGGGTGAGGTTTCAACGTCGGGCAGGTCAATCGCCGTGCCATGCGGCAGAATGACGCCCAGCTCAGACAGACCGGGATTAGCCTGCAGCACAGTCTCGACCACACCCTCAGTGCGCCCGTAATACCGGGCGCAAAGCGCGTCGAGGGTATCGCCCTGCATCGCGTAGACTTTCATCAGAGCTGACCCACGATGCAGCGCGGTTTATCCTGCAGGCGCGAGACCGACCAGCGCATATCCCGCCACAGGTCATCAATGGTGGTTTCGACGCTGTCGGCTTTTTTGTCACCCTTGCCGGTAGCCTCAACCCCGCGATAACGCTCATACAGAGTGGCGGTCGCCATCGCCGTCACGGCGCTGAGGTAGTGGAAAACGCGCACGTTCTCGCCGTCGATTTCCTCGGCGTCAGGCACGTCGGTCAGTTGCTTAAACCCGGCGGCAATCTGGCGCAGCCGGTAGTCGTAAAGCTCCGCATTGGTTTCCGCCATGCCGGTCTTGATGGCGTTGCGCAGGCGCGCATCGGAAACCGTCTGCTCAAGGCGCATCAGCTCGCGCACCCGCTTCGGATCCACATCAGGGAAAAAGAACGTGTTTTTAATCACTGCGTCGCCCGTCTCCGGCGCTGGAATCACCACGCCCGGTACGTCCTGCGGTTCGTCGGGCTGATTCAGTATTACTGTCGTCATGACAACCTCATTAGGTTGGGCGGTGGACGCCGGTCGCCGTCAGGGTCAAAACCCGCTTTGACCGGCGTGCCGCCCGGCTCGGGGAGCGTTCAGTTAACCGGCGGTTTTTACCGCCTTTGATGGACGCCCGCGCTTTGCCGCCGGTCTGGTGGCAGGTTTGCGCGTGCGCGGTTTAGTCGTTTTACGGGGCGCGGCCTCGGGCTTAGGCTTCAATGCCCGCTCCAGTCGCTCAATCTCTTTGCGCACACCGGCATTGCGGTCGAGCTGCATCGCGCGCTGAAACTGCGCCAGCGCGTCGGCGTTCTTCCCGGCATCACGCAGGGTCAGGCCGGTCACCTTATGCAGACGGGCGCGCACCATATCGGGAACGTCAGCGCCGTCGGTCAGGCTGATGGTGGTCTGCAGTAATGCAAGGTCGACAGGCTCACCGGCATCGCGCAGGCGCAGCGCGGCAAGTGCCACCTCCTCAACCAGCATGTAAGGCGTGGTGCGACGATGGTCTGAGGTGAGGCCGTATTTCAGCGCGTAGGGCGCAATCTCCAGCGCGCCAGCAACGTCACCGGCATCGAGACGCCACAGCATGACGGTCATCAGAATGTCATCCTGCGCGCCACGGCCATCAGCCAGCACACCGGCGACCCACGGCGCATAGAACGGCAGCAGCTCGCGCTTTTTCGCGGCTTTCAGTTCGTTTGAACGGGTGGTTTTCAACGTGCGGCGGTCATCGGCCAGCTTTACCAGCATCTGCTCATAGGCGGTTGCGTGGCGCAGCGGGGCTTTTTCCCGCTGCGCGGCTTGAGAGGCCGAGACCCGCATCATGTGACGCTGTGCGGGGCTCGTCATGGGCTTACTCTCCGCTTTCCGGTGCTGCAGGTGCGGTGAAATCGCCCAGGGTGATGTTTTCCAGCAGACACCCGGCGGCATACGCCTCGACCACATAGTCGATGTTCATCGACTCGTAGTTTTCCACGCGGTCTTTTTTCGGGTTCTCATCAATGCTGCGGCGGTGACTCTCATCCATGAAGTAGATAGAGAGGTTTTCCAGCGTGGTCACGAATACCGCATTCGCCGGGAAGTACGGCACGCGAACGGCTGGCAGGTTGCCGATGCGCTTCTGGCTGATGATGATATCCGCCGCGAGCGACTCGGTGTTTTCCTGCTGTTTGTTGACCAGCGGGAAATATTTGTCGGCCAGCAGCTTACGGCCAACGATGGCAACGAGTTTCGGGTCATCCTGATAAATCTCGTCAATCAGGGTGTTGGTACCGTCCATCACCAGCGCGTCGAGGTTCTCATAGTCGCCGTTTTTGCCAACGCGAATCACGTCAGAAATAACGGTACCGTCCTCAGCGGTGATTTTGCTCATCACGCGCGCCGGGGCTTCGTTGCGGTACTTCTGCAGCCAGCCGACGGCCACATCCTGCAGCATCGGGTTTTTGCTGCGGTCTGAGGTATCAGCGCGGGTGGTACCGTTGAACCCGGCCATGATGAAATCCAGTGCCTGACGCTGGACAATGGCGTCGCGGATGCGGCGCTGGAAGTCCTGAAAACGCGCCCACAGGTCGAGGCGTTTATAGGTCAGGTGGAAATCAAAGTTAATCTGATTGCACTCGTACTTGTTGGACTCAAGCGCGGTGAAATCTGCGGTCTGGCGCTCTTTGTCGCCCGAGGTATCGGTCGTGCTGGCGATGGTGCCGGTCACACCGACGCCGATTTTCTCGCCCTTCATTTCTGCGACCGGCAGAATGTTAATCATCTGCAGAAACGCGGATGACGCCTGCACGGTGTTCATCAGCGTTTGCGTGACGGACGGCTCGACGGTGAATTTTTTACTGACGTCATCAACGTTGATGCCGTTCAGTTTGGCGAGCTGGGTCAGATAGGCATTGAACTTAAAACGGGTTTCCTGACGCATAGTATTTCCTGTTTGAATTAATCGGTTAGTCACAGCATCGGGCGGGGTTGCCGCCCGGTTTCGGCCTGCGGTTTATCAGCAGTCGGTCAGCAGCTCATCGCCGCCACCGCCGCTGGCTTTTGTGCGTCGCGGCTGGCTGAAACTTTCGGTTTTGTCGAGGGTGGTTTTCAGGACGGAAAATGCCTGGCTGGTTTCTTCAACCTTGCCGGTCAGTTCCTGTTTGAAAGTGGCAAACGCGGTTTCCATAGCGGAAAGGCGCTCGTCCTGTTTGGTCAGGTTGGTCTGCACATGTTCGCTGACGGTGGTCACCGCCTCATGCACATCATTCAGGCGCGCATCGTCGCTGACCTGCTTACGGCTGAAAATGGCTTTCACCTTGTCGGCCAGGCTGTTGAGCACCGTGTCGGGAACGTCTTCAAATTCCAGCTCTGCCAGCGTGGCAGCGGAAAAGACGTTTTCAGGGTTGGCCTTAAAGCGCTGCAGCGGGTTGTGCTTCGCGTTGCGGCAGAATTCGAGGTATTCAGTGCCGAGGCTCGCCGGGTCATCGGTGACCGCAAGGCCGACGAGGTAGCATTTGCCGGTATTGGCAAAATTCGGCTGAATTTCCATTGAGGTGTAGACCTTCTGCGCGGCTTTATTCATCGCGATAAGGTCATCGGTCGGGGTGATTTTAGCGAACAACGCCCATTTGCCGTTAAGCGCAGAATCGTCGTCAATCTTCTCGGCTTTCAGTTCGACCACATCGCCATAACGCTTGAATACGCCATCGGGCAGCAGGCCGCGCAGGTGTTCAAGGTTGATACGGCAACCGTAGACGCGCGGGTCGTAGGTTTCGGCCATTTCCTGAATATCGCTGGCGCTGATAATGCGCCCGTCGCAGGTATCACCCTCGACGCCGATGCGAAAGAACTTTGAGACTTTTTTTGCCATTGTCAGGAGTCCTGAGGTTGGGGTTACTGGTCACCGCCAGTTTCCAGACTCAGGACACGCCAGACCACCAATGACGACTGGACAACCGCCCACACAACAGCACCTTAGCGAATCACTGACGGCCATTAAGTAGCCTTGCCCTGAATCCACTACGGCGAGGCATCAATGACCATTTCCACCGATACAACCTTGTTGCATGACCCGCGACGGCAGGCATCGCTGCTTTACTGGCAGGGCTTTTCCGTGCCGCAAATTGCCGAAATGCTGCAGGTCAAGCGCCCGACCGTGCAGAGCTGGAAGCAGCGCGACGGCTGGGACGGCATTGCACCGATTTCCCGCGTCGAAAGCAGCCTTGAGGCGCGCCTGATTCAGCTCATCGCTAAGCCGCAAAAGTCTGGCGGCGACTTCAAAGAAATTGACCTGCTCGGGCGGCAGATTGAGCGACTGGCGCGCGTTAACCGCTACAGCCAGACCGGTAACGAGGCCGACCTTAACCCCAATGTCGCCAACCGCAACAAAGGCGAGCGTAAAAAGCCGAAAAAGAACTTTTTCAGCGACGAGGCTATCGAGAAACTGGAGGAGCTATTTTTCGACCAGTCTTTCGAGTACCAGTTGCAGTGGTACCGCGCAGGGCTGGCGCACCGTATTCGCGACATTCTCAAATCCCGCCAGATTGGCGCGACGTTCTATTTCTCCCGCGAGGCGCTGCTGCGCGCGCTCAAGACCGGACATAACCAGATTTTTCTGTCGGCCAGTAAAACGCAGGCTTACGTGTTCCGCGAATACATCATTCAGTTTGCGCGACTGGTCGACGTCGACCTGACCGGCGACCCGATTGTCATCGGCAACAACGGCGCAAAGCTGATTTTTCTCGGTACCAATTCCAACACCGCGCAGAGCCATAACGGCGACCTGTATGTCGATGAAATATTCTGGATCCCGAATTTTCAGAAGCTGCGCAAAGTCGCGTCGGGCATGGCCTCACAGAAGCACCTGCGCTCAACCTACTTTTCTACACCGTCCACGCTGGCGCACGGCGCTTACCCCTTCTGGTCTGGCGAGCTGTTCAACAAGGGGCGCAGTCGTATTGCCGACCGCATCGAAATCGACATCAGTCACAGCGCACTCGCCGGTGGTCAGCTCTGTGACGATGGCCAGTGGCGGCAGATTGTCACCATTGAGGACGCCCTTGCCGGTGGCTGCACCCTGTTCGACCTCGACCAGCTCAAACGCGAAAACAGTGATGAGGACTTTAAAAACCTGTTTATGTGCGAGTTTGTCGACGACAAAGCGTCGGTATTCCCGTTCGAGGAACTGCAGCGCTGCATGGTCGACGTGATGGAGGAATGGGAGGACTTTGCTCCGTTCGCCGACCATCCGTTCGGCTCGCGCCCTGTCTGGATTGGCTACGACCCGTCACACACCGGAGACAGTGCCGGGTGCGTCGTGCTCGCGCCGCCGGTGGTCTCCGGTGGCAAATTCCGCATGCTGGAGCGCCACCAGTGGAAAGGCATGGATTTTGCCGCGCAGGCAGAGGGCATCCGCAAACTGACCGAGAAATACAACGTCGAATACATCGGCATTGACGCAACCGGCCTCGGCCTCGGCGTGTTCCAGTTGGTGCGCTCATTCTACCCGGCGGCACGCGGCATTCGTTACACGCCTGAGATGAAAACCGCGATGGTGCTCAAGGCAAAAGACACCATTCGCCGTGGTTGTCTGGAGTACGACGCCGGGGCAACCGACGTCACGCAGTCGTTTATGTCCATCCGAAAAACCATGACCAGCAGCGGGCGCAGCGCCACCTACGAGGCCAGCCGCACCGAGGAAGCCAGTCACGCCGATATCGCATGGGCGACCATGCACGCCCTGTTAAACGAACCGCTTTCCGCCGGTAGCGGCATGCAGCCTAAATCTATTCTGGAGTTCAACTAAAATGGGTAAGCAAAAATCCCGTAAAGCCGCTGCGCAGAAGGCCAGCAAGCCACAACAACTGACCGCCAGCGCACCGCCAAAAACGACAGCGTTCACCTTCGGCGAGCCGGTGCCGGTACTCGATAAGCGCGATATTCTGGATTACGTCGAGTGCATCAGTAACGGCAAATGGTACGAGCCGCCGGTCAGCTTCTCCGGGCTGGCAAAGAGCCTGCGCTCTGCTGTACATCACAGCTCACCGATTTACGTTAAACGCAACGTGCTCGCGAGCACCTACATTCCGCACCCGTTGTTATCCCGTCAGGATTTCAGCCGCTTTGCTCTCGACTATCTGGTTTTTGGTAACGCCTTTCTTGAGCAGCGCCACAGCGTCACCGGCCAGCTAATCAAACTACTGGCCTCACCGGCCAAATACACCCGGCGCGGGGTCGACGATTCGATTTTCTGGTTTGTGGAAAACTTCACTCTACCTCATGAGTTCGCGCCTGATACTGTGTTTCACCTGCTGGAGCCCGACATTAATCAGGAAATTTACGGCCTGCCTGAATATCTCAGCGCGCTTAATTCTGCCTGGCTGAATGAATCCGCGACGCTGTTCCGCCGCAAGTATTACCAGAATGGCGCGCACGCGGGTTACATCATGTATGTGACCGACCCGGCGCAAAGTGCGACCGACGTCGAATCGCTGCGCGAGGCGATGCGCAACTCGAAAGGGCTCGGCAACTTTAAGAACCTGTTTTTCTATGCCCCCGGCGGAAAACCGGACGGCATCAAAATCGTGCCACTGAGCGAGGTCGCTACAAAGGATGACTTTTTCAACATCAAGAAAGCCAGCGCAGCCGACCTGATGGACGCCCACCGCGTACCGTTCCAGCTCATGGGCGGTAAGCCCGAGAATATCGGCTCACTCGGCGATGTTGAGAAGGTGGCAAAGGTATTCGTGCGTAACGAGCTGTCACCCCTGCAGGACAGGTTCAGGGAGGTAAACGACTGGCTCGGCATGGAGGTCATCAGGTTCAAAGAGTACACCCTCGACAACCCGGAATAACTTAGGCCACCTCAATCTCTGTGCTCATCATTGAAGATGCAATCTGCGAAAGCTATAGTGCATCAGATATCAAAACAATGGGCGCGGAGATTAATACTTTGGAAACTGACTTTAAAATAACCCTCGAAGGTTTCACAACTGAGCAAGAAGCAAATAATATAGGTAATTTCACGCTAGAAGCTATTCGAGCCTTAACAAAAAATCTCAATCTTGATATCTCAAAATTAAAATGCGTAGTTGTTTCCTATAATTTCAGTGAAGCTCTTCAAAATGTGACCTCCATTTACCAACACAAATCCCCTAGTTCATTTACCAATAGCAAGCAGGGCGCAGCCGTCGGGCAGTTAGTAACAAAAATTGGCAGTGATGGGCTATGTGAAGAATATACCCTTGTACTATCTATTGATTTTTTTGTTGAGCTTTTTAATGATGGTAGCTTTCTGAAATTGAATGAAGAAGGATACCGCGCAGTCATCCATCGCATTCACCATGAATTGGTGCACGTACATGAAAAAAACTTACTAACATGCTTAGCCCAAAACTTTACGGTCAACGAGTATGGCGACGCGCTGCTTATCTCAGCCACGCGCGCATGGTCTGAATATCTTGCTAATTACATGTCTTCGGGGTCAGCCCCTCAAGAGACCATCGATTTATTTCTAGAGAATCTTGATACTGTTGTAATTGAAGTATCTGACGAGATTGAAAATCTCATTCTGAACTATAAAAGAGATAACATTTCTCTGAATGAAATGTATCTCGAAGCAAAAAAACGCATCAAGCTAATTATCAACTCCTATGCTTATGCGATAGGTTACGTCCATTCTCTAAATATCAATATTAATGAATACGACCCCAAATTAGCCCTTACACTATCCAACTCAAAAATAAAAAATCAATTATCAGAGCTAGGCGTTGCCTTTCAGAATTTTTATGAAAAATTCAATGACCAACGCATTACAGGTTTTGATGATTATCGTGAGATAACATTAGTCATTGATGAAATATACAAGCGATTTGGGCTTGCTTTAGAGTGCCCTGACTGGTCTAGTGACAGTGGACTCTACATACATGTAAATTAGGTTAATATTTGTAGAAATATTATTAGCAGTTTGAATCCCACCGCTACCGTAAGCCGCTGTCTCTAAGCGGCTTTTCCATGCACAACCACCATCACGCCTCAGACGCGCCACACGCACACTACCACGCCCGACCACCAACGAACCGATAGCTACCATGACCGCGCCATCACGACGCGCTCAGACGATAATTTTTAATATTACGCACCACCACTGGCGCGCAATGCTTTCCCCGCCACGCCTGCCCGCTTTATGGGTCGCTTTTAATGCAGTTGCATGACCACTCTGGATCCGCGCCAGCACTGGCGGCGCACGACCAGAACGGGCAACCCCGGCGCATGCAAAACAATGCACCTGTTGCATGCACGGCTAAAAAACAGGGAAATCGCGGAAAAATGGCATAAAAAAACCGGCATTCACGGTGCCGGTTTGAGTCGGTCTCAACGGGGCAGGCTAACGCCTCGCGGGGCTCGTTGTTCAACCCCGCCAGCACTGAAAGTGAGTTTCAGCACCGGCGGCGTTTGTCACTATATTGTTTAATTGTCGAGTATCGAATCGACCTCACCCGTTCGCACGTTGACGCGTGCCGCTACGGTCTGTTTGACCACGCCGCCATAGGCATTAGTGCCGCGAAACGTTGTTTTTACAACGGCATGCGGGTCTTTATTCAAAATCAGATGGTAGACCGTTGAAACGTGTTTATAAGATGAATCATCATTCATGCTGGCTTTTATCAGCTTCTCTAACGGGCGATAAGAGCCATCCCAACCGCTAAAATTACCCTGAAATGCGTCAAGGTTGATTTTATTATTCAGAGATTGTGGATCCTTCTCGAAGTCGTTGAAACACCAACCCAACACATCACCGAGCTTTAACGCATCATCTTTAGTAAAAGTGTACTCACTCATACAGGCATAAAAGGCATCAGCAGAGCTGGCCGGTACACCTTTGAAACCCACATAGTCTTTAACGATATCGTGCCGGGTTTCTTTTGGCTCGTTGCGATATTCTTTGAGGGTTTTATCTGCGTACTCAAACGTTGGCGTAGCCGGTTCCGCTTTAACCGCCTGTACGTCAGTTTTTGCCACAGGCTGACTTTTTTCAGTCGGCCATAAGATTGAGCCAATAACGCCCAGCGCCAGACAGCCACCAAGGTAAACCGCACTAGAGCGCTTACGGTTCGGCATTCGAACCAGCGACGGCTTGATTAACCCCACGATAAAAGCAATAAAGAGAGCCAGAGATAAAAATGCTATTAAGGTATCCATGATATTCCTTTGTGTGTAATCCCCATACAAAACAACCCCATGCTATCAAACATGGGGTCGATGGTTGCACATTTTTCAGGGATTAACGCCAGCTCTCATCTTCCCACACTTCCTGAAGGATACTATCCAGCGCTTCGCGGTCTGAATCTTTATCGAACCCCATCAGCTCGACACCGGTCATGGATCCCTTTTTAACCGTAACGCGCGTTGACGGGAATACAGACTGTATTCGCCTGGTCAATTCGCATTGAAAGGCATCAATTACCGGCTGGCCTATTTTTTGGTCTTTATCCAACGTGATATTTACTTTCACTTTGCCCTCCTTTGCAAATGTTTCATCAACAGGCGGCGCGGAAAAAACAACAGAAAAATTATTGTTTTTCATTAGGTTGCCTCTTGCTATTTCCGCGATTAGATTCAATGCGATTTCACGGTCTCTTTCCTGACAAGTACCTTCAGCCGTCAGACGCGCAATCATTTCGACCCGCTCAATCATAACGTGCTCGTTTAGCTCTCTATCCACACAACCTCCACCACGAGATACTGTATAAACATACAGTAGCACGTATTGGCAAAAGGTGTGAAGAAAAAAATCACAGTTAAATACACTGTATGTACATGATATGGATGAATATTAGCGGTTACATTTTCGTTGCCAGTTCAGCTAAAGCCGCAACACGACTAAGGATTTTCCTGGCTCTAGCCTGATGCGATGGCGCTGCCGCAAAAATCTCACCTCTTGATGTTCCGCGCACCCATCGACCGTTAAAACAACTTCTACCACCTGCCATAAGGTGTAGGGCTTCGCCCCGGCTGATAGTGATGCCGGTTGTCAGGTGTATCTCGTCGATAGTTTTCTCTATAGCTGCTTTTTGCTCATCCGTTCCGTGGATGAATTTTCGCCGTATTGCTGGCTTTTGCTTCCTTAGTCGGTTCGTCAGCTCTCGTCTTTCACGCCGACTCAGCGGTTTTGTTAAATCCAGTATCGGTGGATCGCTTTCGCTTCCCGTACAGTTATTGACAGAACTCCGAGAGGGCGCAGGAGCGCCCTTAACGTCAACGGCCAAATCAACGGCACGCTTCGGCACAATTTTCCACTGCGTTAGCCGGGTTAAAATCGGGGTACCAGCACCGACAGCGGAATCGTACACGCCACGGATGCAGACGGTTTCCTCGCCATACTGATTAAACTCGGTGCGCGGTTCATACAGCGTGCGCACCTGCAAATCATCGCGACGGACAAACGGGCCACCCTGCGCATTAACGTAACCAGCCCAGTCACCGGCGTCAGCGGCATCATGAACGGCGGCAAATTCAACGCTCAGACCGTGCGCGGTCTCGGTATCGGCGAGACGACGCAATTCACGGTAGACCGTCACCGGCGCACCGCCGATAAACTGGAATTGACGGATGTGCCAGCGCGCCGCCCATGCTGATACAGCGGGGGCTGTCTCTTTCAGCAGCTCACCGCTTTCGTCATCGGTTTCACCATCAAGAGCATAGCCGTCGATATTTTTCGAAATGTATTTAGCAACATAGCCGGTAGCGCTGCCTTTTTCCGGGTCAATGGCCTCGGCATGAAAGCGCGCTTTTTTGGCTTTATCGCTTCTGAGTTCGTGACCGTCTTCCTCCCACGCATAATCACGGATGATGAGGCGCACGCGCTCGACGTCTTCCGGCAACATGAACATAAGCATGTGCCAGTGTGGCGTTCCGTCGTGATGAGGTTCGGCAACACGGATGCCGAAAATGCGAATTTCTTCCCGATGTAACTTGGCACGAATGCGCGCCCAAAGGCCGGTGAGATAACTCTGCGTGTCCGACGGGCTGGCTCCTTTCCATTTGGTGTTACGGTAACCCGCCTTAGTTGTGGCGTGATATTTTGACGGCGCGGTCAGGGTATAAAACTCACCGACATAACCGAGCTCATTGCAGATATTTTCAAACCCACGGATGCGGGTCATCAGTTCGCAGCGACGTATCGCAGGGTTAGCGACCGAGCCATCGTATTTTTCAATCAGGCTGATGCGGTTGCCGTCTTCGTCTTCGAGATCCAGCCCTTTGAGGAATTCACGCGTGCGGCGCTTCTGCTCGCGCCAGTCGGTCACGCAGTTTTTACTCGCGTAGACATGTCTTTTCTTGCTGACGTTGCCAGCGGCAATGTGCAGGTGTTCGCGCCATGCAGCCGCAATGCGCCGTAATCGGCCACGCCACCAAACCTCATTAAACATGCGAGTGATAGCAGGGGCTATTTCATCCTCACCAACATATTTCTTTGTCACCCTCTCCCAATGCGGCGGGGTAACATTGAATTGCAGGGAAATGAAACCGGCTCGCATGTACCAGGTGTACAGCGTTTTGAGCTCGCTAAATCCGGTGTCATCAATGTCAGCCAGTTCAGCACGAATGAAATTAGCGATATCAGCGGCCAGCAGGTCAATATCGGCGCGCGACATATCCGGGAGTCGGTTATATCTGGCAACCATATTGACCATGCGTGACGCCAGATATTGCATAAGCCGGGTATCAAATTGACCGCCAAAAACAGCGGCTGATACATTGCTGTTGATACCTGCACACTCATATTTTTTTGCGACCAGTTCAAGACGCGGCAATGCCTTTTTGCAGAAACTGATTAAAAAGGCATTGGCTCGTTGACTGCCCTGATTTTGTTCCAGCACCGCAGCGGTGCGATAAACGTCAAAGCGCACGCATTCAGGCTGGAGAGAAAGCACCTTTCTCGCATGCAGCAAAGCCGCGAACATACGGTCGCGGCGATACTGTTGGTTATAGGTAAGGTATGGGCTGGCTATTGCCGACCGTGGAGCGTTCCACGGGTAAGCATAATTAACGCTTACCCGCATAGCTCCCCCACTTGCCTACGCTGTATGCTTAGCATCACATAGCCAGGAGCCCACTCGTTAAGGTCAGTTACATGAGTCACTAGCACGTAGACAAAAGCGCCGGTAAAACCGACCTTTTGCGGGTCATACTCGCAGGGGCCATACTCGTTTAAGCAAAGTAAATCCCCTGCAGCAAAAGCGCGGTCAGCTAGACGAAACTCAGCTTTTTTCGTTCCATTGATTACAGCTTGAAAAAACTCAGGCCGAATTTTTAGTTGATGTTTTTTTCTCATGCCGCCGCCTTGATAGAGGAGGCGCACATTTCTCCGATACGCTCAATTTCAGATGCCATTGCGTCAAGCGTGGTAATTGATGACTGCTGAATATGATGATGAATCAGCCCGGAAATAAGTTGGTTAATCTTCGGGTAATAACCGATGGTGTCGAGCCATTCCTCACCAGCTTTTTTACCTGACTTAACGACTTTCTTTTCATTCAGGATGAATTGATATTGGTCGCTGGTAATAACCCATTTGTCGCCAACTTCGATACGAATACTCATTTAAACGCCCCTGTAATGTTTAGATTTGAGCTCTGCTATTTGCTGACAGGTCACGCAAAAGGCCACGCCCGGTATCGCAATGCGACGAGCTTCCGGGATTGGTGCGTCGCATTCTTCGCAGAGGAAACGAGAAGGCGCAGCGATACGGCTGCGCGCGTTGTTGATGTGGCGCTCGCGGTCTTCCTGCTCACGCTGTTGTGCTAAATCCATTGCGTCGGCCATTAGTGCAGCTCCTGTGATTCATTCTCAAAGCGGGTTGCTTCACGGCGCAACAGTTCGGCAGCTTCGGTGCCGCTCATACCTTCTTTGGTGATATGGATAGCCAGCGCCTCAAGGCGGATGGAAACAGCGAGCGCGCGGTCTTTACGCTCCTCTTTTTTTGCATCGGTCAGCAATACGGCCAGCGCATCGCTATCGGTGTTAAAATTACGGATTTCGGTATTACGCATAATTAACTCTCCTGATTTCGGGCAATAAGAAGCCCGGCGGGTTTACGCCATTAAATTTCTGTTTGGATTAATTCGGCATAGTTAGCCGTTTGGGAAATAAACTCACCACTGCACGAAAATGATTCATCGCTGTAATAAGCGCCTTTTTCTCGTCAGTAGTCAGCTCACTTAATTCGAGCTCATGACGAGCCGCCGGTATTTTTGCCAGAAAGAAAATAGCGGCCAGCGCCCGATTATTTTCTTCAAATTGTGGGTCACGTTTATCGCGCATATCATCGACAAAACGCTCAACCTCTTTCCAGCTATCGCCCCAATATCTCGCGCGCAATTCAGCCACATGATTGAGACCGGCCAGACGTTCACCCGCTTTTAGCGGAACAGTCGCGGAAACAGCTTCGATAGCCATGATTCCCCCTGCTTTTGAGTAGAGAGGCCAGCCAGCAAATCAGCCTGTGAGCGGCTCGGGTGCCAGCGATTGCCGTCCTTACCTGCGATCCAGCCGTGGCCGTAGTGCATGCCGGGGCTTTGCTTAACGAGCAGAGACGCGAATGAAGGTTCACTTTTCAGCATACGCACCTCAAATCAGCCCGAAGGATGCGCCAATACCGCTCATGGTATCGACAACGCTCGACATAGCGGGATTAGTCTGCAGACGCGCATGCAGCGCCAGCGCCGACAACGACAACATGCGAATACCAGCGTTAACGCTTTCAATCATGTTGTGCTTACGGGCAGAGGTCAGGCGTTCATCAGATACCGCACCGCTCGCAAGCTCGCCGAGTTCACGCATTGCGCGCATGACGTAAGACTGTAATTTGTCTTTAGCCAGCTCATTAACCGGCACGCATGGCAGGCAATGAATCTGCGCCAGAAAACCATCAACGAGGGTTGAGTCTTCGGTCAGGTCAGTCAGCAGCCACAATTCAGGCGGCGTGAACTGGTGAGGCTGTTCCGGGTTGAGCTTGTTACGTAACGTTTGAACGTTCATACCCGCTCGCTCGGCCAGCTTCGCCATGTTGTGACGCTGCGCAAAAGCCCGGCATGCTTCGTCATAGTGGGGATGTTTGGAAACTTGAAAATCAAACATGTTGCATCCTTACAATTCACATAAAGTGAATTAAGTGCCGATGACGAGTTGAAAACGGGAATGACCCAACGCCTTACGCAACTGCTCTTCTTTCCAGCGTGCGTAATAAATACGAATCGGGCCACCTGCTTTCTTGCAGCCTTTACGGATGGTGCGAGGTTCGATTGGTACACAAGGGTTGTCGCCGGTTGTCCAGCGGTAAGCGGTGCGTTCGGAAACACCCTCAAGCTCTGCGAATTGTTGCAGAGTAACGATAGGTGCAGGCACTTTGATGATTGCGATTTCAGAAGCCATATTGCATGATTCCCTATTTGCCAATACTTGCAATTAATGGTCATCAGTTTGCCAACGTTTGCCATTAATCACATTAGGTTTAGCCGCATACTAATGCGCATAAGCCGCAACAGTCAATACGTGGATGCGAATTTTATGCAAATCGATTCAGAAATCAGTAACGAACATGTCTTAGACCGGATTTGTGATGTTTACGGTTACGCCCAAAAAATACAGCTCGCTCGGCACTTCAATATCGCTGCCAGCTCCTTGCAGAACCGCTACACGCGGGGCAGTATCTCTTATGACTTTATCGTCCATTGCGCTCTTGAAACTGGTGCCAATATTGAATGGTTGCTTACCGGAAAGGGGGATAAATTCGCAAACGACAAAGCATCTCCCTCTTGCACATCTGAGGAGCTGACCATCAAATCATTCACATTAAGTGAAGGAAAACTGGTTGATGAGTCAGAAATTAGAATTTCAAAGTCACTTTTTAGCCGAGCTCCCCTTAGCCCACAATGCCTACGGTCAGACAACGTAATTCACTTTCTTGAGCTTGATGCTTCGCTCTCCGATGGCTCATGGCTTGTAGATATTGAGGGGGCAAAAAGTATCCGCGAGTTAACTGTTTTGCCTGGCAAAAAGTTACATGTGGCAGGCGGCAAAGTACCGTTTGAGTGTGGAATTGATGAGATAAAAACGATTGGCCGTGTAGTGGGTGTATACAGCGAGGTTAATTGATGACTGTCCGTAAAAATCCGGCTGGCGGCTGGATTTGTGAGCTCTACCCAAACGGTGCAAAAGGCAAGCGCATCAGAAAGAAATTCGCGACTAAAGGCGAGGCGCTGGCCTTTGAACAGTACACCGTTCAAAACCCGTGGCAGGAAGAAAAGGAGGATAGGCGCACGTTAAAAGAGCTGGTTGATTCATGGTATAGCGCTCATGGCATTACGCTGAAAGACGGCTTGAAACGTCAGTTAGCCATGCATCATGCTTTTGATTGTATGGGCGAACCACTCGCACGCGATTTCGATGCGCAGATGTTTTCCCGCTACCGAGAAAAACGGTTAAAAGGTGAGTATGCCCGTTCAAACAGGGTGAAAGAGGTATCGCCTCGCACGCTTAATCTTGAGCTGGCCTACTTCCGGGCGGTATTCAATGAGCTAAATCGCCTCGGAGAGTGGAAGGGTGAAAACCCACTGAAAAATATGCGCCCATTCCGCACAGAAGAAATGGAAATGGCCTGGCTAACTCACGACCAAATTTCGCAACTGCTCGGAGAGTGTAAACGGCATGACCACCCTGATTTAGAAACCGTGGTAAAAATCTGTCTCGCCACTGGCGCACGCTGGTCTGAGGCCGAGAGTCTGAGAAAAAGCCAGCTCGCGAAATACAAAATCACATATACCAACACGAAAGGCAGAAAAAACCGCACCGTCCCAATCAGCAAAGAGCTCTATGAGTCTCTGCCTGATGATAAAAAAGGCCGGTTGTTTAGTGATTGTTATGGCGCGTTCCGGTCTGCTTTGGAAAGAACTGGCATCGAGCTACCGGCAGGACAGCTTACCCACGTTTTGCGCCATACCTTCGCCAGCCACTTTATGATGAATGGTGGTAATATTCTGGTCTTGCAACGTGTACTCGGCCATACCGACATCAAAATGACGATGCGATATGCGCACTTTGCCCCTGACCATTTAGAGGATGCTGTTAAGCTCAACCCACTGGCGGTGAGTGGCGATAAAGTGGCGGTAGAAATGGCTAAGAATGGGTAATCATTGGCAAACAGTGGCAATCTATGTCAATGATAAATAACGCAAACTATTGATTTTCGGTTGTTCCGGTAGGAACTCATAATCGCTTGGTCGCTGGTTCAAGTCCAGCAGGGGCCACCAAATTTTAGCTTTAGAATCATATAATTAAGCCACTCTTGCGAGTGGCTTTTTTGTTAGCAGTTTTCTCTGTGTCGCAAAAGTGTCGCACCATTTCGTTTACAATTCTAAAATCATAGAATGTCGTTAACGGCATTTCATTTGAACAGCTTGGCTTGATCCGTATTGACACTACCTACGTATGAAGCGATTCCCTTCCGTTCGTGACGATTTTTACTCTTTGTGTACGCAATCAGGAACTCAATCAACCTAAAAGGCAGTACTCTCAAAGAATTGTGTTTTAACTCTAAATTGAAAACATGGATTTTTTCAGAAGGGAATTGTGATTTTAAAGTGTTCATTTGATAGCCAGACCTTTCTAACCCCTCGCTAAGTAGGCGATAAGCCGACTCGCACGAGCTTAGGTCATTGGCTGAAAGGATGATGTCATCCATATATATGGATATATCGATATCTGGATTCACGTGCAACTGCTTGAACAGATTTCCACAAAAGGATTTATGTAAGCAGAACGTTGATAGAATTGGTGACTGGGGGTAGCCATAAGGAATAATATATTTTGGTCTTTCTGGCAGAGGATTTCTGACTGTGGATAGCTTTGCTACTTGTCTTGCATTGTTATAGGTCAAGTATGTTTTCAGTTCTCGAGTAAGACGGCTTTGACCAGTAGACTCAAAGAAATTCTTGATATCGATTAAAGCAAAATACCGATTATGCAGATGTTTTTTTGCACAGGCCACATGACCACCATCCCTTAGGTGGTAGAAGTATAAAGGCGGAATCCATTTAGCTCTGAGATGGTTATGTATCTCTGTTCCATATAAGCGCATTTCTTTTGTAGGAACATACACCCATTTATCTTTTTTTAACTCAAATCTATGTTCCCATTTTACCATTAGTCAATGCGAGCCTTGGTTCAAAGTAGTTGAGGGCTATGCTAAGGTAACTCATCAGCTTCTCAACAAGAGTAATTGTATCGTTCAGAAACGGCACAACCTCTTTGAGAATAGAATAGCAGATGATCACTTTAGCTAAGCCAAGTTTGAATTTCTTCATACTTGTTCTCTCTGTACAATCCCGACGTTTCTTAGCGCAAGCGCCTAGCCCAAACTAAAAACCCGGAAAACCATTAACAACGATTTCCCAATATTGCGACAACTTGGCAATCCGAGGCGCGGCGATTCGCGGCAATTGGAGCAAGTGAGGCAAGTCGTAGAACGACAAGTACAGAGAGGCCGGGATATGCCGGCTAACGTCAGGAAATACTAGGTTACAATGACAGATAGCAAAGGAGAAGTTTTTTCATTCGAATGACTATCGCAAAAAAACACTTTATTCGTAAAAACAAGGCAATACTTAAAAAACCTAACATTATTAAATCAAAAATTAAAATTACTAACATTGAACAAAACACAAAAATAAAAGCGAAATCAAAGTGTTACATAAAAGCACTTTCATCCCATTAGATTGATTAACTGAAAAAATTTAATGATCCAAAAACCGCAGGCGGGTGCGGTGTAGTGCGATTTTAGCCTGCGAAAGATTTTTTTGGCCATGCTGTGACGCGCCAGCGCCCCGCTGTGGACACGATCTGTTTTAAGGGTGGCTCTGAGTGTGCGAAAAGGCTGAACGCGCCAGAGCGCCGCTGACAGCTCGTAGCGATAGCCGCTTAAGTGGTAAGAAAAGAGATATCCCCGCCAGGGGATGAAGGGCATCAAAAAACCCGCTTTCGCGGGTTATGTTCTGGACTGATTTACTTTCCAATCACCGGGGAGTATTTGCCGTTCAGCGTGTCCGCTTTCGCTCCGGTGTTCCGGATTGCTCCCGCGTTGGTCGGTGCTCCCGTATTGCTGTGCGTGTGGCTTGCCGTTTGCTCTGCCAGCTCTTTCACCACGTCGAGCGTGTCGAGCATCAGCTGCGCCACGTTGATTGTGCCAGAGCCAATCCACACTACCGGGGCAATAATCTGCTGCTGAACGGCCGCCACGCTTTTACGTATCTGGCCAATTTTCTCGATCAGGTCTTTACCCGTTGTGACTGTCTGGCTCCCGACAATGTCCGTTTCATCATTGCCGCCGATACTCGCCACGCGGTTATTTACAGCCTGGCTGTAATCACCCGTGCATACCTGCTGAATGGCTCCGGCCAGTAGTGTGGACGTGCCCAGCACGGTAATTTTATCCGTGGCCTTAACCGTGGTTTCGCGGCTGACCAGCTCCCGCTGTTCTGTATCGGCCTTAACCACCCCCGCTATAGAGGTTTCACTGATCGTCTGGTCTGTCTGCCTCACCCAGTCACCCGCCTGGGTGACGCGCTGCGACACTTCCGCACGCTGCTGTTGCAGCTGCTCGCCTGGCTGGATATCCGGGAGACTGGTTCCGTCCGGCACGGTATGCCGCACAAAAGGCTTATCCGGCCGTCCGCCAGTGAAAGCGATCTCAACCAGCGCCCCTTCGGGCGGAAACTGGAACATCCCCGAATCATTACCCGCCATAGGAACCGGTAGCGGTACAGCTGAATAAACAGGTGTGTCTTTATCCGGGTTCCCGGCATCGGGCAATAGCTCACTTTCGGGCAGGCGCTGTAAACAATGACCGGCGGAGGCGCAACCGGCGCGGGTGTGCAGCCTGCGCACAACATCAGGCAGCTCAGCGCTGTATGCCGAAGGTCTTTCCGAGATTATCCAGTAGCTGATACCCCGTTCCGCTGTGGGTGAAATGTGGGATCGGACGGTCTAAATAATCTGCATCCGGCACGCTGAAGGTCAGGCCGCTGTGCTCTGTCAGCCAGCTGGCCACGTCGCGCAGCGTGGGGGGCTGGAAGGAACATGGCCAGAGGCGTTCGAATACGCCGACCAGTTTACGAACAAACAGACGCTGAAAGCCGCTTTCAGCAGGTTGCTGAGCGTTCCACGTACCCGGTAAACCAGCGCAACACCAGATCGGTGTACTGCCGCCACTGTCTGGCTGGATATCCGCTGCTGAATCGCCTGGCTGATGTGGGGCAGACCTTTGCCCGGTGGATGCTGCTGTTTCCCAATATCGCACGGGTACGCCGTGAAAACTTACACGCTGCTCATCGGGTCATTGACCCGACCGCAAGGGATTTTTAAATAAATATTTATCTATCGACTAAATTTCCCCTTGTCCCAGCTCTCGCCGCGGGCCGTTAAGTCAATTGACGGCACGGCCGCTATTCCCTCAGCATCATAAAAAAATGCGGACGTTGTAAAGCTGTACACTGTGCCGTGAACAGTAAATGAGATATTGTTGCCTATGCCTTCAACTTTTGCGCGGGCGGTATTCGCTGTAAGCGTGGGCGCGATATGTTGTTTTTCGAGAGCCAC